GTATTTTCCCCCTTTAATTATTTTTCTGAATAGGGGGGGACTATGCGCCCGTCTGCGTCAAAACCATACCGCAGCTTTGGCGCTCGCTTATGATGCTCTTTATTATGGCAGTCTTGGCATAGCGCCTCTAGGTTATCCCAGTTAAGCGTTATGTTTGCGTCGTTAATGTTTGCCCGTGTTATGTAGCGCTTGTGGTGTGCCACCTTTGCAGGCTCTCCGCAGCGCTCGCATATATAATCTTGTGACATTAAGTAAGCGGCTCTGGTATTCTCCCATGCCGCCGATAGATAGAAACTCTTAGCCCATGCTTTCATACTGTCCCCGCTCCTTTCCCTTTGTATTCCCAGCGCCCTAAGTTTCATGCGCTGGGTAGAGGCTAAAGAATGAAAACAAAAAAGAGTAGGCTACTGCTGCCGCATCACGGCTAAGCTATCGCCTACTCTTTTCATGTTACCATTATACAGCTTTCAAATTCCCATGTAAACACCACGTTTTTACCACGGTATTACCACGCCTGCTGCCAGCCTGCTATTTTAGCTTATCCTCGTCTATGCCCCATAACAGTACCGACAACTCATTGATTATGCCAGTTACCCAGCGCCTCGGCGTGTTCTTCCCCGTCCCCAGTTTCTCTGCTATTGCCTCATAGTCCCAGCCCTGTATAAAATACAGCTCAAAAGCCTTATACTCTATTTCCCTGCCAGCCATTCTGCGCCTATGCTCTATCTCTTCTACCGCCTTGTCTATGTGTGCTGTCATAATCAGAGTTTTAAATCGGCTGCGCCTCACGCTCTCTAAGTACGTCCTCTGCTGCTCGTCGGTCATTCCCTTAAGCTCTAACTGCTCGCCGTCGCTTATGGCGTTCTCGATATGGAAAGCGGCATCACGGTAGCATTTCATAAGCGTAAAAGTATTGTGGTACTTATCACGCTTGCGCTCTTTTTCTTCCTGCCTCTTGTACTCGGCTACTGCTGCCCGCGCCACTTTCTGTATCAGCTGCTCTACCTCTGGCGTTACTTCAATCGTTGTTTCCTGCATCTTCCTTGCCCTGCCTTTCATTCATTTTTATCAGCCGCCCGTCAATATCCAGCAGCACCATAATTACAATAACCATTAAAAAATTAGTCATGCCTGCTCTCTCCTTTCCTGCACGGTGGAAACGGACAGCGCCTACAGTCCCGCTTTTCGCAAGTCCCCTTGTAGCTCTCTCTGTATCTCTGTTTATCTTCAACACTCCAAAACACTACCCTTGTTTTTATCCCCGCATCTTCCAGACGCTCTTGTATCCCTCTAAGCTCCCGTCTATAAAAATCTTCTCTATGGCTCATACCCCGCCTTGTGTAATCTAATGGCGCTGCCTCTGTATCTAGCAATTCTTTTAAAATCATTGCTGTTGTTTCCCCGTACCGTCTGAAATGTCCCAAAACTATAAAGCTCTTTTGCCATGTAAATAACTTAAATCCTAATGCCGCCTCAATACGCTTAAATAATTCCTCGTATTCTGGGTAAGGATTTACATAAATCCAGCCGTTGCCTTTTTCTCTCATTTTAGCACCCCGCTTTCATACGCCGTAATGACTGCTGCCCGTAAGCCGTCTGCTGCATCATTCCTGCGCTGTATCCTATCTGGGCTTGTCTGCCTTATATGCTCTAAGTGGTCGCTCTCTAATATCTCCGCTATCTTTTCTGCTGCCTTTTGGCTATATGTAACGGCTCTAAGCTCATCAGCGCCGCCCAGTGCGTTTATCTCATACACTGCATGAAAGCTGCTGCCGTATTCCCTCACTTGCCAGCTGAATGTACGCCCCTTAATCTCTATCGGCTGCACATTATCGGCAACATTCCTGCATACCGTCCCTGCCGTATCAAAAGCCCCGCCCAGCCCCCGCATAAAAGACGCTAAAGCGTTTGTAAATGCCTCTGCCGCTCTTGTGGCTACAGATGCAAGGTCTATGCGGTTTATATTCTTAATTGCCTTTTTCGCAAGCCTGCGCTGCTTGCGCTTATCCAGTTCTAAAGGTGGGTTTACTCCATGCAGTTTTTTATAATTCTTTTTCCACTGCCTATACTTCATGCTGTTCTACCTCTCTTTCCCGTGCTATACCTTTTACCCAGATAACCGCCCCTTGTGGGTGCTTATACGGTATCGGCTTTTGGTACTGCACACAATTTTCAAGTACCCATGCGTAAGGAGCACTGTAAGGCAGGCTTTCCCAGCCCGCCTCTATACAGTGCTTTCCTCTGTTTTTCTCGTACCTCTCTTTTGTAAGCTCTATGCAGTCTACAATATCCACTTGTCCCATAATGTGACTGCTGCCGCTTTGGATTAAATATATTGTGCCTCTCTTTTTTGTCCTGCTGCCCCGTATTTCCCAGCTTTTCAAGCCGCTTAAAATCAGCCTTAACCACTTTTCTTTGATTATCAGCCCGTCCATGCCTACTGCCCGCCTTTCTGGTAGTCCTCAATGCTCATTTGTCCCGCTATCTGCTCTGCCCCCCCCGCTGCGTCCTGCGGCTCTGTCTGGCAGCGCAACATGATTTCATGCAGTAAATATAAATCGTCCTCGCTTACCTTGTCTGCCTGCTGCATAATCTCCCTTGCGGTAAATACTACCCACTCCGTATTATTCCAGTCCTTTTGCGGTGTGTCCGTTTCGGACACCTTTAGCACGGCATCTGCGGCGGCTTTCGTTGCGGCGCTTACGCTCTCCTTTACCCACTCCCGCAGTACCTTTGCGTGCTGGGCGGCTAATTCTGCCTCTTTTGCCTTTTCCTCTGCCTCTTCCCGCTTGCGCTCTGCCTTTTCTATCTCTTTGTCGCTCTCTTCCTGCTGCTTTTCATAATCCCGCTGCGCCTGCTCTGCGTCCTCTGCGGCTTTGGCTGCTGTTTTCTCTGCCACCTTTGCGGCTATCTCCTTTGCCCTTATGTCCTCGCCCGCTGCCACTTTATCAGCAATAGCTTTCTGCTCTTCTGGCGGCAGCTTTGCAGCCTCATAAGCAGCAGTGATACCCATATTGCCGCTCTTAAGCTGCTCTTTTACCTCTGGCGTGGCGTTATTGTTTATGCTCTCCATTCTGGCTACGTTTGTGCTGCTTTCATTCAGCATAGCGGCTATCAAATCCCGCATTTTTCCTTGTATCTCTAGCCCGTCCTCTTCCTTTGCCCGCATCAGCGCCGCTTTGGTGCGCTCTACTAACCTTGTTTTCTCATATGCCGTAAGCGGCTGCGTGTATCCGTTGCCAGCCAGCAGCCGCAGCTCATACATAGCCTCGCTCATATCCATATAGCGGTAAAGGACTTTTTCATACTCCTTATGTCCCCGCTCCAAATTCAGAATATTAGCGGCGTTGCGTCTGTGTCCGTCGATTATGAAATACTCGCCCTTTATCCTCGCTAAAACCGTTGGCTGCTCTTGCCCTACGTGTAAAAAGCTGTCTGCCAGTTCCTCTATGTTCTCTAAGCTCTGGTGTGTGTTCTCCTGCGCCGCCTTTACCTCATACGGGCTTAAATAAATCTCTTTGTATCCCTCTGCCGCTGTTGGCGCTCCCGCTGCCTTTGTCTTTGCGTTCAAAATGTCATTGATACCAAACTTCGCCATATTCTTTACCTCGCTTTCTGCCTCTCTATCTCAATCTTTTGTTTGCACTTTCCCATTACTCCGTTGCAAATTTCGCAAGTTCTCCAATGCTCGCAAGCGTCGCTTTGCGGGCAGGCACGCCCAGCAAATTTGCCGCCCCAGTTCCAGCACGTAGTACCGCCGTTTCTGCTGCAATGCCAATAAGCGCAATAGCTCTCTTTATGTGCCATGCCTTACCTCGCTTTCCCCGTATAAGCTGTTACAAACTTCTTGTATCCCTGTGCCGCCCCGCAGCACGGGCTATACTCATAAATAGGCTTTCGCAAGAAAGAATTTTCCGCTACTTTCTTGGAATATCTTACAATTCCCAGAATGTTATATACTCCCTGCTCTTCCAGCCACTCCACGCCTGCGCTCTCCCCGTCCGTGTTCTGGTATGACGTAATCAGAACGCCAGCCAGTCTGATTGCTGGGTTAAATCCCCTCACGTCCTCTATCTGCTCTGCTACAATGTCCAGCCCCTCTAAAGCGTAATTATCCAGCTTTACGGGTACTATAACCTCGTCCGTTATTGCCAACGCATTTATCACGTTAAGCCCTATGTCTGGCGGGTTATCTATGATGCAGTAATCATAATGCCATAACTTGCAGGCGCTATACCGCTCCGTCTGGTTCTCGTTTTCCTCTTTGGTTAAATTCCACGTAGCGCCGAAAAGTGACATATTCGCCGTGATAATGTCTATGCCCTCATAGTCCGTATGCTGTATTATTTCCTCTGGGTTTTTCCATTCCCCGCTAAGCAGCTTTGTTATCGGTGCTACGCTCTCTGCGTCGTATCTGCCGTATGCCTTGCTTAAGTTCCCTTGCTTGTCATTATCCAGCAACAGGACTTTATAGCCCCTGCGGTAAAGCTCATACGCCATGTTTGCCGCTGTAAAGGTCTTTGCCACGCCGCCCTTTAAGTTCAAAATGCTTATTGTTTTCATTCTTTTCCTCTCTTTCTGCGCCGCCTCTAGCGCATTGTAATTGTTTTCTGCTCTTGTGTAAGCTCTTCTGGGTGCAGTAAATACCGCTCTATCAGTTCTGCCGCTGGCTGCCAGCCGTAGCATACCGCCGTATAATACCCCTGCTGCCGCAGATACTCTAACCAGCGTTTCTGATTGTCCGTTGTGGTATTCTTTCCAGCCTTAAGCTCTATGTACAGCCCGTGGTATCCTGCCCGTACTGCTGGTAGCACAATGTCTGGCACTCCCGCCTTAACGCCCTGCCTCTTAAGCGCCGTGGCTGTAGTCTTGTCCCTTTTGCCGCCGTTTGGTACATGATGCAGATACTCTAACTCTGGCATACGCCCTTGCTGGTATGCCGCCCAGCTAAATAGCGCCTCTTGATGCCCGCTCTCGTCGTCCAGCCTAAAGTTCCTCATTCTTCCGCTCTCTCCTTTCCGTGTTTTTCCTCTCTTTCGTCCTGCGCCAGCACGTCTGCCCTGCATAGGTCGTAATACTCGCACCATAGGCAGCAGTGCTTACAGTTCTTGCCTCTCTGGAATATCCAGTATATAAGCCTCTGCCCCATTCCTTATGCCCCTCTGTCGTCGTTATCGTTCCAGCGTTCCCAGTTCCTCATATCCTCGCTGGCGTGCTTTATGGCTACCGCCAGTGCGCCTACTGCTGCCAGCCCCGCACTCAAAAGCCCTGCCCCTATGACTGCTGCCGCAATCCCTATAACCTTTACTGCCTGCATCTTATCCCCCCTCTTTCTCCATTTTTACAAGCGTGTATCTGAAATACCCATATCCGTAATACTCTGGGCTATGTACTCCCTTGCTTACGCTGTCCTTGTCTACGTAGTAGCCCTTAATCGGTCTTGCCTCTGCCTTAAACCATTCACGGCTTGAAATTATCCGTATCTCTGGCTCTGGTCTTACTAAATTCCTGCTGCAATTCCAGCGCTTGCCTTGTAGCGCCCCGTCCTCTGCTTTTCTGTGCGTATCCGTGTATTTAATCAAATACGCTGCCAGCTCCGCATAGTTCCCGCTATCGTCCAGAGGGAATACTTTTACTCTGTTATGCCCCTCATACGCCTTATACCAACACTGCTGCAATATCTTTGTGTCTATCTGGTTTATGACTAAATGATGATGCCTTGCGCCTTTCTTGCCTATCTCCATTACGTGTATGTATTTAAACTCTAGCCCAGCCTTTTTATACTCCTTGCGGCACTCCCTTAGAAATATATCTATGTCTTTGCGCATCTGCTCTTTTGTTCTCTCTGGCTCTCCCTTTTTCCGTATGTAGTCCAGCACTAAATGATAGTCGCCATAGCCGTAGTTGGCATTTATCAGAATACGCAACTTTCTTTCTGCCTGCCTTGTGTTTATTTTCTCCTGCTGCTCTGTGGTGGGCTTTACCTTGTCCCCCCTCTTTATCCCCTGCTTTTTATATCTGCTCGTAAAATAACGCTCTATCTCTATCGTTTTACCCGCCCTTGTAATCCTCTCAACGTATGGCATATTTTTTCTCCTTTTCTGGGTAGCCTTGTCCTAAAGCTAATAGTTTTATCAAGTGTTAAAGCAGGCTCGCAGCCCGCATTTTCCTTGATTTTTTCGCCATACAGTGATATACTGGGTTTAGGTTGTAAAAGCTGTATAGCTTAGCCCCTATGGTATTCCCGTACCGTAGGGGCTTTTTCCTTTATCCGCTTGTAAAAAGCGCCTCTGCATACTTGTAAGCCGCTCTGTAGGGCTGCTGGCAGCGGTAGCTTGTGCAAGTATGTAGCCTGCTGCCCCTGCAAAACTCGCAGGCGTGCAGCTTTGCGTACTCTTCCAGCCACGCCCTGCGGTCATGTTCCAGCTTATAGCGCAGCTTGTCTGCGTTCACTACCTCTATGCCCGCCGCATCTGCCGCCGCTATTTCGGCGCTCATTCCCTCGCTTATCCCGTACTTAACGCCCACTATCACAAAGTCGCATCTTTTCAGCAGCGTTAAGCCTGCTGCCATGCCTGCCGCCCGTTCCTCTGGCTTGTCCTCGTTTAAGCACTGCGTCATATATAAATGTGGCGTAATCGGAGCTAATCCCGCCTCTATCGCCTGCTTTGTAAGCGCCTGCGCATAATCTATGTTTCTATCCAGCTGGGCGCTGTCAGCCGCCCTATACGGGCTGCATATGTATACTGTCCTCACTCTATTCCTCTCCTTTCAGTGCCGCCGCAATCGCCTTATACTCCCGCTCTCTTTCCCTTATCTCCATTTCCAGCTTGTCAAGCCTCTTATATAGCTTGTTTACCGTGCTGTCTGGCAGCCTCTCCCCGCCACGCACTAAAGCCTTGATTATTTCCAGACTGTCTATGTCGTTCAGCTCTGCAAGTACCTGTATCTGCTGCGCCTTATGGCGTGCGTTATGGTAGCTGCGGCAGATTTCACGGTCAGTCATGCGCCGCTACTCTTGCAAGCTCATTTTCTACCAGATGCTCTACCATGTGCATTAAGTCATTGGTGCTTTTCTCCGTCATAAATCCGCACAACTCGCAGCACGTAGCAAAACCGCAGATTATGTGGTAATGCGTTACTACGTCCTGCTCTGTTTTCATGGTCTTAAGCCCGCTTATAAGGGAAGTCAAATTTATAACCGCCCGCTTCCCCAGTTCGCCGCCCGCCCCCTCTATCGGTATTGCTATTTCTGTAGCCTGCGGCTCTCCCTTGCCATTTACTATTGTTTTAACTCTCATTTTCTGCCCGCTCCTTTCTGTTAATCAGCTGTACCGATATTTCATAAGCCGTGCGCCGCTCCCTGCTGCCGCTGTCGGTATCAATAACTTTTTCATACTGGCGGCTCTGGTATCTCCCCAGCAGCTCTACTGTGTCGCCCTGCTGCCAGCCTGCTACCTCGTCCGCCTGCTCTTGCCAGCAGATGCAGGGAACAAAGCACTTGTTACCCGTCAGCTCATTTTTTACCATTACGGAAATATCCGTAATCCGCTTGCCCCTCGGTGTTGTCCTATAGATAGGCTCATGCGCAATAACTCCCCGTAGCGCTACGTCGTCCTGCATCATAGGATTTTTAACCAGCCCCACAAAGTCCGCCAGAATGAATACCAGCACCTTACCGCTTTCAAAGTCCTTAAGCGTCTGCACTATGCCAGATACAATAACTTTGCTGCCTGCTGTCATAAACTCTTTAAGCGGTCGCCCGTCCCTCTGCTGCCCTACGTCTACTTTTCCGTCCGTAAAGGCTACTATAACCTCGTCCAGCGTTCCCCGTGGGCGTGGCGTTTCAATTTTTGCCAGATAGCCGTTAAAACGCAGCCCGCAAAGCTCCGTAACCTCTTCAATCTCTTTCATCTCCCCTGCCAGTCCTGCTGCATTGTCCTTGATGCCGCCCGCCGTCAAATCTTCCATAATCGCCGTGTTAATGTCCCGTAAAAAATCTGGCTTATTATCCTGCTCTTTTTTCATGCTTTACTGTTTCCTTTCCGCTGTAATTTTCCATCATTTCTATTGCCCGCTGGTAGCAGGCTATTTCTGTATCCTCTTTCACTTTGCAGATACAACGCCCTTTTCTTTCGCCCTTATACTCCCAGATTTCAATAAGGTTATTGCCGTATATATCAAAATGGCTATGTTCCCTTAATCCGCAGCTCTTCTGTATCGGTCTGTAAATCTGGTAGAATTTGTGTATAAGCTCCCTGCGCTGCTCGTCGTTCTCTTCCATGTGCTGCCCTCGCTTTCGCAAAAGTATTACTTAATCCTGAATAGGTATTACTTTTTAGACGCCAGCTCGTCACACTTTAGCCGTACATACTCTGCCGCCATGTTCCGCACTTTGTCAGAAAAGCTGCGCCCCGCTACAGCCTCTATGATTTCCAGTGTTTCAGCGTCAATTTTTATGCTCTTCTGAATGTTTGCGCCTACGTGCTGATAGTTCCCGTTTTTCCATGTGTACATATTTCCACTCGCTTTCTTTATGAGAAAAAAGCAGCTGGTATAAGCTCGTAGCCGTCAATGTCTGCATTTTCCAGCGGCTTATCATACTCAATATATCCCCATGCCAGCCGCCCTATCTCTGTCACGTATTGCCGCTCATTATAATTGTGAATAAGCATAGCTGGGTTATCCTTTGGCTTTGGATATGTCCCCGCCGATACTGGGCGCTGTGTGCTGTAATATCTGTATTTCATTCTCTTACCTCGCTTTCTGTGTGCCTTTTCCGCTTGTATTTGCAGTAATGCCACACGCAATTTACTTTGTAGCTGTTCTGTATGTAATCCTCGCTCTGGCAGCCGTCATTACTGCTGCCATAAAAAATACATTCCTTACAATAGTCTGGGTGGCATGGGTGTAATATGATTTCTGCCATACTATTTCTCTGGCATCTGGTAAACTCTTGGTATGACTGCTGCCATAGGTGGCATAGCCTCACTGCCTATCATCAGCCCCAGACTTCCTGCCGCATACAAATACTGCCCGCATTTCTGCTCTATTTCGTCCAGTACCTCTATGCAGCGTTCCATACTCTCATACTCTCCCAGCTCATTTTGTGTGCCGTTTCCTTGCAGAAAAAGACAATGCTTTTCTTTCTTGGTTTTTTCTGGCTCGTTATTATCGCCAAATTTTATAAATCTTTCCTCTTTCCTGCTGCACACTATCCCCATTGCATTATTAAGGCAGAATAGCCCTTTTTTTGTTTTGACTACGTATATATACCTCACTCATTGCCTGCCTCGCTTTCTTCCTTTTTGTGCGTTTCCCCTACCAGCCAGCCCGTAAGCACTATATTTATCTGGCTACCGTCCCCGCCGTCGCTTATAATGTCTATATTCCCAAAATAGCCGTATACTGCGCCGTCTGGCGTATAAATGGTTATGCTGCCCTCTGTAGCTGGCTCTGGTGTTTCAATAACCAGCTGCTCTGCCTGCTGCGCCTGCCACCAAACGAACACAAAAAAGAGTATCAGCCCTGCTATGCAGATTGCCACGGCTACTGCCGCCCGTATCAGCCCTTTAACTTTCTGTCATATACAGCCTCTAACTCTTCCCTTGTGTATGGCTCTCTCACTTTCTGGCGTTTCGGCTCTTCCTGCTCTCCCGTCAGATACTCCCCGAACAAATCAAGCGCTTTTTCCCACTCTTCCTGCGTCCCTTTTGCCGCCTCTTCCAGTGCCGCTGCCTGCTCAACTACCTTAATAGCTGCTGCCTTTGCCTCTTCATATGCAGCCCTGCTTATTCGCCTGCGCACTAAGCCGCCCTCTCTGGCTACTTGGCTGGTAAAACTTCTTGACGTATCAAGAAAATAGCATCTCCGTTATACTCGTCCTGCTCATAATCAACATTTTTATATCTGAAATCTGCGCTATACTTATTGCCGTCCTTTACTATCATTGTTTCTGTGCCGTGTGCCTGCATCATTACTGCTGCCATACTGTTTACCTCTCTTTCGTTGCCCCTCTGGGTTTAAAGTGTCGCCTGCGCTACGTCTGCTGTATATGTGTGCTGGTCTGTGCCGCTGCGGTTAAGTTCCTTGTAAATCGTATCTCTATGCACTCCCAGCGCTCCTGCAATCATTACTACGCTGTCGCCAGCCTTAAGCATCTTTTCTATTGTCCGTCTGTCCTCATAGCGTAATCTTTTATACTTCCTTGCCACCGTCCCCGCTCCTTTCTGCTTAATGGTAAAAAATAAGCGTGTCAGAGTTTCTACACTCTGCACGCTCTCTTTTTCTCTGCTATTTCAATAAAAAAAGAAATTCGGCAGAGGCTTAAAACCTCTTGTCGAATTTCATTCTAAAACTTATCATTAAAAATTTCAACCTTTTTTTGAACAATTTTTCACTTTCGGCATATTTACTAATTGGGTAGTGGGTATTTTGTAGAATTTAACTATACAGAATGAAATACAGCAGATGTGCTACCCTCACTATACCAGAGTGCGCCCGCCTTGTAAACTCCCTTTTGCTGGAATGGGCGCAGTTTTAAGGCTGCCACTGCTGCCAGCCTCTCAAAGCCGCTGTATCTGATATTAAGCCAGCTTTTCCAGCTCTTCTGTGAAAAGCTCCCCAGCAGAACGGTAGCCATGTATCCTGCGTGGGTATCCGTTTATCCAACTCTCTATTTCCTCTATTTCCTCGTCGGTCTTGTCGTCAAAGTTTGTCCCCTTTGGCACTTTGCGCCGTACCATTTTATTTGTTACCTCATTCGTGCCACGCTCCCAGCTGCTATACGGGTGGCAGTAATATAAATGTGTCCTCTTTTCCCCCTCTTCCAGTATAGAACGCTCTAAGCCGTTCACGTCGGCAAACTCGCTGCCATTGTCTACCGTGATTGTCTTAAATATCTGTCTAAACATATCCGCACCGTATCTGCGCTCTAATTTATCCAGCGCCGCTACTACTGCCTCGTCTGTATGGTCTGGCAGCTTAAATATAAGCTCGTCCCGTGTCTTTCTTTCCGTCAGTACCAGCAGCACGTTTTTAGACACTCCCCGCTTTCCTATCACGCTATCCATTTCCCAGTGTCCGAACTCTTCCCGCTGGTCTATCTCTTCCGGGCGCTTTTCTATGCTGTCGCCTGCTGCCGCCCGTGCCTGCTGCTTGCGTACTTTCTTATAGCCCCGCTTTTTATTCTTCTTTACTGGCAAATCCTTATTAGTCAGTTTAAGGAAAACGCCCTTATCTATGTAGCTGTAAAGGGTAGCCACGCAGACGGTAGTATTAAATTCCCCCTCTCTGCCCTGCGCCTTAAGCTCCCCCAGCACTGCTGCTGGGCTGTAATCCTCGTTTACTATCTTGTCCTCTATGTAATTTGCATATGCAATATCGTTGCCTATTTTAAGCTGTGTGCCTCTTACCTTTAAATTTTCCTCTGCCTTTTCCTGCGCTATGTCTGGGCTGTATCTTATTTCCGTCGTCCAGTCACTATTACGGTGTTCGTATTCTCCCCGTTTCAGCTCATTATATATGGTGCTGCGGTGTACTCCCAGATGCTTTGCTATTTTCGCCTTGCTTAAGCCCTCTTTAAGCAGCGCCTCTATTTTTATCCTATCTGCCCTTGTCAGCTGGTGACTGCCTTTTTTATTTGCCATTGTTTCTACCTCTCTTTTGTTATCCATATGCAGGAAAAAGCCGCAAACTTTTTACAAGTCTACGGCTCATTGCCAATACTTCATTTACTTTGCTTTCTTTTATTCTTTGCCCCTTAATATTTTTTCTACAATCAGTTTTTCCATATAGTGCGGACACGCCCGCTCCCCGTTCTCCCAGTTTGTCAGCGTCCTATATGGTATTTCCAGCCATTCAGATATTTCTTTCCTGCTCATTTTCTGCTTTTTCCGTGCCTCTTCTATCGTCATGCCGCCACGCTCCCTTGACTTTCCCGTTTTATCCTGCTATTATCCTATTAAGCACTTGGGCGGCTTAGCAGGAATGTTATAGGCTGCCGCCCTTGTGTGTCCCTTTATTTAATTTTTCTTACTTACGGATTTCTTCAAGTATTTTGTCTATGTGTTCTACTGTATGTGTTTCTCCGTTTGTTCGTGCTACTTCTCTGATTGATACCAACATTGCTATTAAGTCTGCTTTGCTCATTTCTTCATTCTCCATGTTTAGCTCCTTTCCTGCTGTACCTTTGTTACAATATATATTATATACCCATTGAGCCTATATGTCAACATTTTTGTACTCATTGAGCAACTTTTTTATTTCCAAAAAAATAAGAGGGTAAGCAGCCCGTAAGCTGCCTGCCCTCATTCTTCTTACGCTAAGCGTGTGGCATAGTCCAGACTTATCCAGCCTGCGCCGCTTTTTAGCCTGCCCCAGCCTGCCGTACTGCCTTTGCCCGCTTTCACTTCCACAATGGTAAATTCTCCCTTGCCCGTATGCTCTCCCGTCTTTGCGTAGTCCGTCCCTGCGCCCGTCCTTATATTAAGGTCTAATATATCCACCTTAACCATAAACGGCACGCCTGCTACTTCCTGCGGCTTTTCCTGCGGTGCTGCCTGCTGTCCGCCTGCGTATTTATTATAATATGCCTCGCCGTATTCTGCCCGCTTTTTCTGTACCGCCTCGCTCTGGTCTTCTGGCTTTTCAAATCCCAGCAATACGGCATCAGAGGCAGCCCGCACGCTCTCTGTGCCCTTTAACGTGCTGATAACAGACTTATAGCCTTGCAGCTCGTCCCATAAAAAAGCAAGCTGCATATCCAGACTGCCAATAGATGCCCCCGCCTTTTTCGCATAATCAAAAAGCGCCTGCTTTCTTGTGTGATACGTCCACTGCGCCAGCCCGTAACCCGCCTTGTCCTTTACAAAATTGCCATAACTGCCATTATCCACGGCAGCCGTATACTGCGTATCTGTCATATTAAGGCTCTTGTTATAGCTGTTTTGCAGATTGCAGGAATTAAGCCCGCTTTCCGCATACAGATTACCCATTAAGCCTGCCACGGCGCAGGCATTTAAACCTTTGCCCGCCAGATAGTCCCATATTGCTTTTTCCGTGTTCCCGTTCTGCACCATGCCGCCTGCAAATACGCTGTAAACCGCCTTGCCGTCCCAGTCATAAACATTATAACCAGCAGTGCAGGCTTTCTTTGCATTATCCAGAGAAGAAAAAGCCCCTATCTGGCTCTTTGCATCTTCCCAGCTTTTGCGCACACGGTATAATTTATCTGTCTTGCTGCCGCCAGCAGATGAAGCGCCGCTTATCCTCTGCTTAAACCCGTCCCATGTATGCGCCGTGGTATTGTATACATACGGATTAGGGCAAATCTTCCCCGTAACGTCGTAATGCCTTATAACGTGTGACGCAGGCACGTTGTACTTTTCCATTAAGTATTGTGTAAGCTCTGCCGTAGCCTCTACAGTTGCGTCCTCAAAATACCAATCTTTATCAGTAGCCCCCATGCTGGCGGTGTTCCTCTTCCTCACGCACATTTCAATACCGATACTGTTTGAGTTTCGGCACTCTGCGTGCTTATAGCTGTTTGCGCCGCAGTGCCACGCTACATTTTTATCCTCTACGCTCTGCCAGATTGCCCCGTCATATCCTACAAAGTAATGCGCAGATGCTTTGCGGTCGCCGCCCGCAAAGTAATTACAGTTTGCCTTTGCGTCCCCCAGTGCGCCCGTATAATGAATAACAATATACTTAATTCTGGAAACGTCGCCCGCATTATGATTGAATTTTGAAATCAGTTTATTTATTGTTCTTTTAAATAATCCCATGCTATACCTCTTTTCTGTAAAAAACAAGCGCCTACGGTTTCCCGTAAGCGCCCTGCTGCATACTGTCTATGTTTTATTATTTTTCCTGCTGTCTGTAGCCCTCTGCGCTGCCCGTGGTGCTGTTTCCGTCCAGCTCGTCCGTGTCTGGCAGCTCGTCTGTATATTTCCCCAGAAACGCCCGCACCGTCGCCCAGACTTTCTTAACGGGCAGCCCGCAAAGCGCCATATTCTTAAAGATGCTCACTACCTCATAGGCAATATAGAGAAGTGCGAAAAATTCAGCCACGCCCACGCTCGTAAGCCCCAAATGGTTACGTGCCGCCTCTGGGATAAAGCCGATAAGATTAACCTTTATCAGCATATCAATAGCCAGCATGAACACAAGGGAAATCAGCATACCCACTTTACGGATAGCCCCGTCAATCCCTGCGCAGCTGTTAAACCTCTTTTCACGCACCGCCCGCAGCACTCCAAAGATTGTATCGAATACAATCGCAAGCACCACCAGCTCAATTACCTTGTTATTTGCCGCCATGTTGATAAATTCCAAAATCTTCATTTCCATAAATCCTGCCTTTCTGCTTTTGCAAATTTAATGCCCGCTCTTTCAGTTCTGCGCCGTCGTACCCTGCTACGCTTTCCCAGTTTTCCAGCGTGGCTGTCAAATCCACAATAAGCCTGCTTTGCTGTTCAATGATGTTCTGCTGCTCTTGCAGCACTTGTAGCAAATTGTTACCCATGTACTCACTCCTGCGCCTGCTGGTCTATGCCGCCTTTTGTATGGCTGCGTCTGCCAGCGTTTTTATTTTCTTCCGTAAGTGGTAGCTGTCGGCGTGTCCTGCGTGTCCCGTCCAGCTCTGTATACTCTTTTGTAGCTGCTCTTTTGTGATTTTCCCGCTCTCGCACTTCTTAATTGTCCTCTTGACACGCTTAATGCTGTCTGGTCTTACTTTTCTGTGCGTCGCCCTGTGCTTGTAGCCTACAAAGTCTACCCCGTTCTTTGCCGCCAGTATCGCAGTCTTAGGGTTAAGCGCAAGCCGCAGCTCGTCCCTTAAGAATACCTCAATATCTGCCAGCCAGCGCCGCAGCTCGTCCTTGTCTGGGCTTAAGATTATAAAGTCGTCCATGTACCGTATGTACTGCTTTGCGCCCAGCGTGTGCTTTACGTACTTATCCAGCTTATCCAGATAAATATTAGCGAATAGCTGGCTTGTAAGGTTTCCTACGGGTATCCCTACGCCCTCTGGCATATTGCCGTTATGGTCTATGATTTTATCCAGCAGCGCCAGTACCCCAGCGTCCTTGATAACCTTTCGTATTTCAGCCTTAAGTATGCCGTGGTCTATGCTCTGGAAATAGTGGTGTATGTCTGCCTTGATAGCGTAAAGCGGCTCGTCTGGGTGGAATTTCTGCCACTCATAAAGCCAGCTTTGCAGCGTATCAGAGGCAGCGTGCATACCCTTACCTTTTCGGCAGGCGTAGGACTGGGATATAAACCGCTTGTCAAATATAGGCTCTAGCACGTTGTTTATGGCGTGCTGTACCACTCTGTCATAGAATGGCAGCGCCATTATCTGCCGCTCTTTCGGCTCGAATACCTTAAAATAATGGTACTCGCTTGGCTCATAGGAAAGGTTTAGAATGTCGTCCCGCACCTCTTCTAAATTGCCCTCTTTGTCTTTGGTAAATATCAAAACGTCTTTGCGGTATCGCTTGCACTTTCTGGCTTTGTTGTAGGCTTTCTGCACGTTCGCATAATCAGCCATAGCCTCTGCAAGCGTCACACGCTCGCCGCTCTGGTTCGTGGTATATCCTACTCGTTTCAAAATAAAGCTCCTGCCTTTCGCCGCAGCTACTAACCAGCAGCCCTGCTTTTTCTCTTTGCCTCACGGCGGGACAGCCGCTCTGACTATAGAATATTAAGCATCTGCTTAAATTCCCTTGCTAGTGTTCCGTAGATACGCTAAGCCTATAATGCTCTCACTAAGTCACACGCCCCCACGCCCGCCAATGTTGCTGTTGACGTTCCACGGGTAATTGTTGCAATTCACGGCACGTGCGCCCGCATTAGCGCCATTGTTCCAGTTGCCGCCCGCTATCAGCGCCGCCAAAGGGCTGTAGTAAGCAGCTGCCCCATAATTTTATTACTTCTTTGCTTTTACCTCTTCTATGAGTTCCCCCAGCATAACGCCTATCTCTTTCAGCTTTCGGCTGCTTGTGCCGTAGTGCTGGGCGTTCATTGCGCTATACTTCAAATCGTTTGCCAGCCGCAGCAGCTCCTTACTCTGCTGTAGTGCCGTATCCGCTGCGTATAGGTGGCTTTTCGTCGCCGTCTTGTCCCACTTGATTACCTCTTGCAGCATTTCCAGTATTGCGTTTCTGGTTGCTGTTTGCAGGCTGAATTTTTCAAATTTCGGGTACTTGCTTAGCAGCGGATATATGTATAGCAGGAAATCATATATTTTCTGGTGTAGTTGGTCTGTTTTTGCCTGCGCCGTCATTTTGCACCCCCGTAGTAGTCGGCTGGGCTTTCGCCCGCCGTCTACATGGAGTCACACGCCCCACGCCCGCCAACGTAGCTGCTGACGTCCCACGGGGAATAGATGCAATTCACGGCACGCGCGCCCGCATAAGCGCCACTGCGCCAGTAGCCGCCCGCCAGCAGCGCCGCCAAAGAATATGCGTAATACTGATAGATATTGCCAACGTCGTAATTTTTCTCGCCCGTCTTAAGCGGCGTTTTCTTATCCCAGCCCCACGCTGCTGTAGGGTGGTAATCTGCATTTGTGGCGTGTTCTGCCCTTGTGATAAGGTCGTTAAGCCATTCCCAAACACGCCCCACGGCATCTACGCAGCCTACGGCAGAAACAGCATTAACCACGCTGCCCGTAACGCCCCTGCCCGTGTTCGTGGTCGCCGTCCATGCGTTTGTATTTGCGTTATCCAATCCCTGCGGGCTGCCAAAAGCATAAGCGCAAAACTCGCTGTAATCTGGCAGGCGCTTACCGCTCTTTGCCAGACGTTCTACAAAATTGTACCAGTTCAGCCCCTCTGTACCCGTGGCGGGTGCGCAGTTGTAAGAGGACTTTAAGCCCTTTGCGCCGTCGTCGCTGTTAAGGTAAATGTCTACCCATGTGCCGCCGCCCAGATATACCATACCCTCTGGGCTGCATTTCGGGCGGTGTCCCAGCGTCCATACAGAACGTGGCACAATGCCGCTGCTTACTGCGCTTTCCCAGCCAGTGCCAAAGATAACGCCGCTGCTGTTCACGGGCTGCAAATTGCCGTCTACCTTACGGCAGCGCCCGTAATGAAAGCCGCCTATTTTTCGGCTGTTGCTTGCGTTCCAGCCATTAGGGTACGTGGAATTAAGGGAAATGATATACCGCTCGTCTGCCGCATCAATCCTGCTGTCGCAGATATACACGTAGTAGTCATTACCCACGGCAAAAGCGCTGCCTACGTCCAGATTAGCAGCCGTAAGCACTGTGTTTCCCGTCTTAAATATGCCAGCGCCGCCCACTGCGATAACGCAGCCCTCTACTACCGTCAGCTCGTTTGCGCCGCTGGCGTACATATACTCGTTGCTGGGCGCTACAATGTCGCTAATCATAGCCATTTTGTTTACGTTCAAAAGCGCCCTTGCGTCGGTCTTTGTCACGTCGTCAACCATTAACCTACTCATACTGTTTTAACACTCCTTTCAATGCTGTAATGTCGTCAGTTGTCATGCCTGCCACGGTTTCTGCCGTTTCCAGCGCAATCACGGCGCAGTCAGCCGCCACCGCTTTAGACAGCGTAAGCGCCGTGCGGTCATTTGCTGCCTCTCCTGCCTCCTGCGCCTCGTCGCTCTGTACGTGCGTCACTGCCTGCACCGTGCCAGATACGCCGCCCGCCGTAAACTTCATGCCTGCCGCCGCCTCGTCGCAGTAAATAAGCGTTACGGCTTTCTTTTCTGGCTGCGCCGCCACTACTGCACACTGTATGTAGCGCTGCGCCTCTGCGCTCTCAATCTTTGCCAGCAAATCAGCCGCCGCCAGCTCCCCAGCCGCCACCATAGCAAGGCAGTTGTAATAGTCCTCTTTGGTCTTTAATGTCTTTGGAAATCCTTTCATGGTCTGCCACCTTTCCTAGAATGTATTTGCAAGATAGGAATTGCCCGCATAAGCAAGCCCTAATACTGCCGTGTCTACCTCTCTTTCGTAATGCTGGCTCATGTAGGCTGCGCCCATGTAGCAAAGCCCTAATACTGCGTCGTGCTTATAATCAATGCCCCAGCCGCTTTCTATCCTTTTCACCCGCTCTTCCAGCCCCTTAAGCGCCTCTTTCGTTTCTGCCGTTCCTGCCTCTGCCGCCTGCGTAAGCTCCTGCACTGCTGCCGTAAGCCCGTCTATTTCAAGCTGTAGCTGCCCTGCCGCATCTTCCCCCAGCTGCCCCTTGATAGCCTCAAACCATGCGTTAAAATCGTTCTGCGCCTCTGTCTGGAAAAGCTGCATATTTGCCATAAAAGCAGTATAGGCTTTCAAAAGCTCTTCGTCCCAGTTGTTCAATGTGTTCTCAAACGTTGTGTAGCGCTCGTTAAACTGGCTTTCGTACTGCGTAAAAAGGCTTTCTGTCTGGGTTACGTAGCTTTCATATATACCCGCCAGCTCTGTAAGGTACTTTTCCATGTTCTGCTTATATACGCTAAACTCGTCCAGCACGGCTGCGCTGTAGGTATTGAAAAAGTCCGTAAACTGCTTTGTAAGTACACTTGCGTCTATTTCCTTTACCGTCCCTACTACAATGCCGCAGACGGCACTATTAAAGCGCTGGTCTGTGATGTTCTGCGTCAGTATCTTTGTTACGCCCTTGCCTACATAAATGTCCGCAAGCGCCAGCTCCCATACTTCCGTATTACGTGTTAAGGCTGCTGCCACTGGCTTTGCAGACGGCACGCCCTTAAGCACGTCTATGTAAATGTCCCGCAGCACTAAGTCCCAGCGCACTACCACTCTGTCTACCCTATTTTGCGCCCCTTCTGCCCTATCCAGCATTACGCCCTTGCTTGTTGGGTTTCTAAAGGCGTACCCGTTTATAAAGGCGTATCCCATATTTACCCTTATTTCCATGCCGCTATGTGCCACTACTTGCAGCCCGTCGCTCGGCTTTGGGAATACGCCGCTTGCTAAGAACGTGGCAAAATACCACGCCCAGTCCTCGGCTTTAAATACCCTGTCAAATTCGCCGTCTACCTTTATGGCGTTAAATGGTAAGCTGTCTGCCATTCCCTCTACCTCACTTTCCTTATCTGGTCTACCAGCGTAGGCAGGCTGTCCCCAAAAGTCGCCTCTATGGTTTCCTCGCCTTTCTGGTACGTTTCTGTCACTTCCGTTATGCGTGCGTCTATCTGTATCCCCCACTTTTCCTCTTTGCAAGTGATACGGTCGCCTAAATCAAAATCGCTCTTGAATTTCAAGTTAGAATTTGTGTTTATGGTACTCACAAAATTTATCGTTTTCCCGTAGCTTTCCAGTTCTGCGCCGCCCCTTGTCTTAAGCATAGCCAGATAGGTATTAAGCGGTATTGTTACCTCTGTTTCCCCGCTCTGGTACTTCCTTGCTATGTCCGTGGCATCACAAAAAACCTCTTCCAGCTCTAAGCCCGCTGCGCCCTCTCCGTCCACGGTAACTACGGGCTGGCTGCCGTTGTCGTCTGCCGCCCCCTGCACATAGATAAAGTTCCCGCAGTTCTCTATACTGGCTGTGTACTCCTGCTCGTTCACGTTGTCAAAGTCACGGGAAAATATGCAGGGCGTGTTACCGTCGTTGTTTGCCGCCGTAAGGTCTTTGCCCTTATACAGATAAAAGCCGTATTTCTTCTCTCTTTCGTTTACCAGAATGTCATAGCCCAGCTTGCCAGCCTGCGCCCTCGCCTTTACTTCCTGCCCCAGCTTTGCGTATACCTCGTTTGCGTACTCAACGCTGCTGCCTGCTATGGTATCCTGCGGCAGCGTGACAAACTGCGGGAAACGCCGCTTTGCGCCCGCCCCGCTGCCGCAGTTCTTTGTTACCATTGTGTTTATAAGGCTCTGGTTCGTGGCTGTCGCCACAATCTGCGGGCAGATGCAGCGCTTGTTAAGCCAGCGGCTCAACATATAGCCCTGCGCCTCTAGCTGCTCTAGCCCGTTCTCGTCTTTGGTTATATGTACGTAGGTAATCTGCGCAGCCCTGCGCCATATCCCGCCGTCTGCGGTCTGTACTTCCTTTTTGCCGTCGTGCTTGGTAAGTATGTTGCCCTCTACCAGCAAACGGCTGTTATTGTCCGTAATCGGCGCAAGCAGGCTGAATGTACCCACGTCAAAGTATTTCGTGTGCCATAGCAGGCTTGCCATTTCGTCTATCGTCCCCAGCGGCTCTACCGTCTTGTCAAATACCCTAATCTCCATGCCGTCACACTCCTAAAAATTCCTTATTGTAGAAAATCGCCACTTCCAGCGAATTTACGCCGCCTGCTGCATCATACCTAAAATTATTGTCGCCTATGGCAAGCTGCATGAATGTACTGTCTACGTCGATATAGCGGAAATAATCCGTTTCTTTCCCGTCCCGTATCAGTTTAGCGCCCTTGCTGCCGTATTTCGTGTTAATCTCTATTACGTCGCCCGTCTGCATCACTGCGTTTACCTGTATAAATTCCTCGGTATCCACGTTTAGCAGAATGGGATTGCTTACCGTCCCCAGCGCCGTAAAGCGTATGCGCATACCCGTTGACACGTCGCCCTCGTTGTAGCAGTCCACTATCACGCTCTCGGCTCTGTAGCCAAATATCATGCTTTTACTGTCGTCCTTGTCAATCACGCAGGGGAAATGCCACGCAGCCACCCAGCTTGCTATATCCTCTTTTGTTTCGTCCTCTTCACGCCAGAACGGGTTAAGGCACTCCAGCTGGAAAGAAAACTCATACAGCACGCTTTTTCTCTCTATCTTCGGCTCTCCAAACGTCCTGCAATTTATCACACGCTTAAAGCCGCCGTATTCATAGGTCAGAGTGCCGCCCAGCTCTGGGTTAAGTATCTTAAGCATCTGGCGGCGCAGCTGTAATGCCTGCGCCTTGTCCCGTGTATTGATATGCCCTAAAATATCCATGTCCCGTGCCTCTATGCGCTGCCCTACGTATGTGTCGCCGTGCTGCCCCATGCTGTTTGTGCTGTAAATCACATTCGTAACGCCCGCTATGCCGCCTACGTCCTTGCTTATGTTGCAGAAAAATATACTTTCCGTCCCCAGTTCCAGGCTCTCGCCCCGTGAATTTGTAAATGTCAGCTTTTCATTTTCCATGCCCTACACCGTCCTTGCTATCATTCTGAATTGCCTTGCAGCCTCTTTCTGCTGCTTTGCATAGTCCGTGGTATCTGCATAGATATTCTGTATCACGGTAAAGCCGCCTGCTGCCCCGCCGCCTTTCGGCTTTGGCTTTGGTTTCCCGTCGTCGTCCGTGTCATAGGTAAAATCTTTGCTTACATTGACTTTTGCGCCTATATCAAACTCCTGCGGTATGTTGTCCTCTATCTGCTTGTTTACTTTTCCCATTTCATCAGAAAAGCCCACACCTATACCCTGCGCCATGAATACGCCTACTTCGTCCCTGAATTTCCTTGACGGGCTGGCAATCCCTAAAGCGCTCTTTGCCGCATCTAGCAGGCTGCTTGCAAGGCTTGAAACTTTGTCTTTTAGCCAGTTCCAGCCGTTGCTTATGCCGTTCCAGATACCATGCACAATGTTACTGCCTATGTCCGCAAAAGAGCTGCCGATATTAGAAAAAGCGTTCACAATACCGCTTACGCAATTTTTCATACCGTCTACCGCTTTATTCTTTACCTCTGTACCCCACTGGGCTACTTTGGATATGGCGGCAGAAATGCTGTTGTAAATCTTCTGCGGCACTTCTTTTACAATATTCACAATGCCAGTAACCATACTGTTCATTACCTCTTTGGCTTTCGTAAGCATATTGCTACCCCACGTTGCCACTTTGGTAATTGCGCCTACTATGGCGTTCCAGATTTTCTGCGGTACTTCTTTCACAATGGTTACAATTCCAGTAACCATGCTATTCATTACCTCTTTGGCTTTCGCCAGCATATTTGCGCCCCATGTAGCCACTTTGGTAACTGCGCCTATGATGCAGTTCCAGATTTTAGCGGGTGTTTCTTTCACGATAGTTACGATTGCCGTAAGCATTGTGTTCATTACTTCTTTGGCTTTCGCCAGCATATTTGCGCCCCATGTGGCTACCTTTGTAACCGCACCTATGATGCAGTTCCAGATTTTAGCGGGTGTTTCTTTCACAATGGTTACGATATTTGTAAGCATTGTGTTCATTACCTCTTTCGCTTTGGTCTGCATATTCAAGCCCCATGTAGCCACTTTGGTAACTGCGCCTATGATGCAGTTCCAGATTTTCTGCGGCACTTCTTTTACAACGTCTATAACCTTTGTTACAAACTCTGTAATGACAGTGCCGCCCTTTTCTTTCATGCTTGCGCCCCACTCGGCTATTTTTTCCACGCCTGCCGCTATCGCCTGCGGTATCCGTGCTGGCAGTTCCTTTAGCTTGTTTAAAATCGTCGTCACAAGCTGCCCTGCTGCCGCCACGATTTTAGGCAGCCCCGTTACCAGCCCCTCTACAATGGCTACTATAATCTGCGGCACTGCTGCAATAAGCAGCGGTATTGCATCTATAATGCCGTCCACAAGCGCTACTATAATGTCGCCTGCGCTCTCCAAAATAAGCGGTATGCCCTCTACCAGCGCATTTATTATGCTGGTTATAATCTGCGGCAGTTTCTCTATGATGACTGGCAGCGCCGCTATAATCCCGTCTGCAAGCCCCGTTACAAGCTGTAAGGCTGCGTCTATCAGCATAGGCACGTTGTTTATCAGCGTTTCCGTTATGGTAAGCACTGCGTCTATTACGCTTGGTATCAGCTCTGGCAGTGCCTCCCCCAGCCCTTTTGCCAGCCCCGCAATAATCTGTACTGCGCCCTCTGCCAGCGTCGGTATTAGTTCTACAATGCCGTTAATCAACGTTGCTATTATCTCTGTTGCGCTCTCTGCCAGCGTCGGTATCGCCTCTACAATGCCGTCCGCAAGCCCCGTAATCATTCCTACGCCCGCCTGCACGATTGCTGGCGCACTCTCTACAATGCCGTCCACAAGCCCGCTTACAAGCTCTACGGCAAAGCTGGTAATCTGTGGCAGCATTTCTGCCAGCCCGTTTACCATGTTTCCTAATGCGTCGCCAAAGCTCTGCGCCATTTTCCCCATATCGCCGCCCGCCTCTGCCGCACCCTGCGCCAGCTCGTTTGCAAACTGGCTGAAAATCGGTAGCGCCTGCTCGCCTATCGGCATAATAAAGCTGGTCTGTAGTATCCTGCCTGCGCCCTGCATAGCCTCTGAAAATGTGTCATATTTTACGGCGTTAATCTTCCCCATAGCGTCCGTGGTCTTGCTTATCTGCCCCTCAACGTCCATAAGCGACGTGCAGGCATCAGCGCCCATATCTTCCCACATAGTACCCATTAAGCCCACGCCCGCCGTATACTGTAGGCTCTTGTCGTCGCAGTTCTTAAGCGCCTCGCTTACTTGGCTCATAGCCTCTTTTGCGCTGTCGCCGCCCTTTTGGAATTTCCCTACTACCTCGTCTGCATTAAGCCCCAGACTTGTAAGGTATTCGTTTGCCGTCCCGTCATTCATGCGGATACTAAATTCCTTAAAAGCGTCGCCCATTTTGTCTATGCTCCATACGCCAGTAGCAGCGCCGTTAGCGATAGAGTTAAACATATCCTCTGCGCTTAGCCCTGCCTGCGAATACTGGTTACTGTATTCGTTGATAACGTCCAGCAAATCCCCGTTCTTGTTAAGCCCGTTCTGTGCGCCCTGCGCAATAAGGTTATACGCCTCGTCAGAGGATAAACCGAATTTCTGCATAAGCTGTGTGGCGGCTCTGGTGCTTTCCGCTACGTCAAAATCAAACGTATCCCGCAGCGCTAATGCGTTGGTCGTCATTTTTTCCAGCTCGTCTGCCCCTAAGTCGCCTGCCTGCTGCCGTACCTCTGCCATAGCTGCCGCTATGTCCTCAAATCCCTCGCCAAAATTTGCGTTATAGATATTCTCCATAACTTGCTTGTACTGCCCTGCGTCCTCTGTAGCCGTCCCCGTGGCTGCGCAGAAATCATTTAAAGCGCCCTTTGCCTCGTCCGCTTGGCTTACGGCATAGCCCAGCCCTGCCACTACCGCCGTGCCGATTGCAGCCGCAGCCGCCCCCACTGCCGCTATTCCTTTCGCCATAATGCCGCCCAGATTTCCCATAGCAGATGCAAGCCCGTTATGCCCCTGCTCGGTTTCTGCAAGCTGGTTTTCCACGTCGTATAGGGCGGCTCTTTCGTTGTGCAGCTGCGTTTCAAGCTCTTTAGCCTCGCTGCTGGTTTCCCCATACTGGCGCACCATACTTTCATAGGCTCTTTCCGTTTCCGCTACCTTTTTTGCCTGCTCGTCATATGTCCTTTTAAGGACTTCCTGCTTTTCAGCCACGGCTTTTGCGCTGTCCGCATTGTTTTTATACTTTGCGTTTACTTCCTGCAATTCTGCGCCCAAAAGGGATAAGTTTTTATCTATCCCCTGACAAGCCGCCTCATACTGGCGCTGCGCCTGCACGCCCTCTGAAAGTTCGTTTTCTACAGACTGCAAAGCAGCGTCCGTATCAAAAAGCGCCGCCTCCGCATAGTTCAAATCTCTTTGCAGTCTTTGTGTTGCCTCGCTGTTCTCGCCCGTCTGCTGGGCGCATCTCTCTAATGCCTTGCGTGCCTCTTCTACTTTCTTTGCCTGCTCTGCATATTTTTCAGATAAAACGCCCTGCTTTGCCTTTAATGCCTCTATGCTGTTTTCGTTTCCTTTGTATTCTGCGGTTACTCGGCGCATTTCAGCATTAAGGTTTTTCAGATTATTGTTTATATCTTTGCAGGCTGCCTTGTATTCTGCCTCGCCGTCAAAGCTAAGCCTTGTTTTTATATTTTCCGTCTTATCAGCCATTTGCTACAGTCCCCCTAATGCTATGTCAATGTCGTCCAGTTCCTCTGCCGCCTGCGGTACTGTTGCCCGTTCCTGCCTAAAAATGTGCGGGTTATATTCCTTGTGGTATCTGAATAGGGTTACAATCTGGTACGGCGTTTTTCTCCATGCCTCACGCTCCCTATACCCCAGCAGCACCATAGCGATATACAAAAGCCGTGCAGTGTCTAGCTTTCCTGCACGGCTTTCATTTCCCCCGCCTCTTCGTCGTCCTCTGTTTCGGTATCCTTGCTGCCCTCTCCGTCGCCTGCTGTGCCTGCTGCAAACGACGCAAAAATAGCCCGTTGTACCTCTGCCAGATTTCCTATGTGGATTATGTGGCTTATCCGCTCTTCTGTAAAAAGCGTGGTTTCTTCTCCCTCTTCCCTCAACCCCTCGTTAATAAGTAAAGTAAGCAACCATATTGTATCTTTTATCCAGCCTGGATTTTTCTGATTAAAAGCCTCATTCATTTTGTCATAGCCGCCAAATTTCGTTTGCACCTCGTCCAATGCGTAAAGGGTAAAAAGAAGTCTGTACTCTTTCCCTTTCAGTTTTACTGTAATCCCACTGTCTTTAATTGCGCTCATATCAACAATTAAGGCGCAGCCATGCGCTGCGCCTTTTCTCCTTTCCCTTTATTCTGTTTTTACGCCTCTGGTATTGTTGCCGCTGGTTCTGGCACTGCCGTAAACCATGTTTTGGCTGCGTCGCTGTTCTCTGTGCCTACAAAGTCAGCTTTCCAGCGTCCGTCTTTTTTCCTTGCGGTAAAATCTGCCTCAATGTCTGGCGTGTTAAATTTGATGCTTTCGCCCTTTGTTTCGTACTTTTCAGACGGTACTTTAAACTTAGCCTTAAGCAGCCAGACGTAGCGGAAACGCCCGCCCGTTTTCTTTGCCCTAAAACCGATAGCCACATACGGCGGCTCGTCGTCTTTTCCAGCCCATACTACGTTATTCTGGTCTACTTCCTGCCCCAGTACCTCTGCCAGCACTTCTGGCGTAAGGTCTTTTACGCCCAGCTTAAGCGTGCCGCTGGCAAACTCGGATACGCTTTCACTCAACGTATCATCTGCGTATAAGCTACCGTCTGCCGTCTTTACGGATAAGTCAGCCGTCATAGCCTCTGCCATTTTCTTAGGCGTTCCGTAGGTTTCTGCGCCGTCTGCCTCTGTGCATACTGCATAAAATAAATCTCTTAATCCCAGTGTCATTGTCTTGTCACTCCTTTAATATTTCGATTGTGATAGGCACTAACCAGTACCCCGTTTCTGTTTCGTAGTTCTCTGTGTCAACGCTGTTAATATAAACGTCTGCCGCCCGCAGCACTTCCAGAGTTTTGTTAAGCTGTGCCTCATAGTCGCCTTTATGGAAAAGCGTTACCCTATACATTTCCTTGCTCTCGCTCTCTGTGTCGTCTGCATTTACGGCAGCGCCGCCATTCAGCCGCAGGAAAGTATAATAGGCTTTCGGCTTGCATCTGCCAGTATATACGCCCCGCTGTGCTGGCAGCCCTGCGCTCTCTAAAATCTCTTTTATGCTGCTCATTGTCCCTGCTCACGCTCCCATACTTCCATTTGTGCATCAACTACTTTTTCGTGTGCTTTCGCATTTGCTACCGTCATATAAGGGCGGGCTGCTTTTTTACTTGTGCCGTATTCGTTTATAAATCCTATCGTTGCATATCTTACTTTGCTTTTATCGCCCTTTCTGTCATTTCCGTGCTTTGCCCTGCCCTGCGGGTATACATCAATATGTTTTTCCCTGTCGCCGCCCTGCACTTTTGTAGGCTTTATTGCTTTGATAAAGCCAGCGGTTTCCTCAATCCCCATAGCTTTTGCCTCTTCCCTTTGCGCCTCTACCAGCACTGCTGCCCCTGCTTGCAGCATTTTAGGCACTGCCCTTGTTGCTGCCTGCTCTCTCCTGCTAAATGCCTCTATTACCTCTTCCAGCCCCACCGTAGTAAACTCTGCCATTTTATTTGCCCCCTTTCTGTTGATTTTCATTCGACATTGTTCTATAATTTTCTTAAAAACGATAGAAAGGTTGTGTTTTATATGAAAAAGAAAACTATAGTCTTTTCCTGCCTTGCCGCTCTATTCCTTTTATCCTCTTTTAGCGGATTTGCAGGCGGTCTTGTTTCTGGTGGCGTTGGCTGCCTTGTTATCTGCGGCGTTTTTGCATTTCTGGCTTTCCGTTCTGCTAAGCCGGTAGCAGAAACAAGCAGCGAAGTGTCACAAACTCCTAACAGTTTTACCACACCACCAAACAAAAGTTCTTTTTCTCAATCCCTGCATGATAATACAGTAAATACCGATACGGCAAAAGCTCCCGCCGCAGCGCCAGTACCCAGCGCTCCTGCACAACGTCAATCAAAATACATATTTGCGCCTATAAAAGTCACTGGTGTAACTTTTAATAATGACGACGGCTCTTCACGCCAACTTATTTTGCGCAAACTTCATTTTCACGATAGCCCGTTTAATGAATATGCCGACGTTGAAATAAAGCAATATGAGTATAAAGGGCAGCCCGCTTACGGTGTCTATGTCAACAATATGCAGATAGGAAACATACCCGCTGATTTGATACCTTTTATACAGGACAATATAGAACGCATTGAAAGTATAAGTTATATTGATGTATACGGCGGCGGTCAAAAAGACGGTAAACCTATTTCTTACGGCTGTAAAATCACATTACGCTTTTTAAAAGACAATCCACCTATCAATGTTCCAGATACTCTGAAAATAAATGATTAACATTTCCTGCGGCGGTATCCCCGCCGCTTTTATGTTCCCTCGTCCTTATGTCGCAAATCCGTAAGCGTAAGCTCTATGGTATCGTCGTCTATGTCGTAGGTCTTAAGCACGAAAAAGCGCCGCCCGTCCATTTCTACGGTGTCCTCGCCCTCATAGTCTGCCTTATGTACCTCGCATTTTGCCTCTACCACCTTGCCCGTCTGCTGGCTCTTAAAATACTCGCTGTATCCTACTGATTTCTTATTGCAGAAAACAGTACGGGCGCTCTCCTGCTGCTCATTCTCAAAGCCGCCAGCATTTACCCGCTCGTCTGGCGGCTGCTGGCTGATAAGTGTAAGCTCGTCTGCCCATGCTGCCATATCATGCCCCGCTTTCTGCGCCCTCGGTGTCCGTTTCGGACACTGGCGGCGCTGTGTTGTACTCCTGCGACAAGGCAAGCCGCATTTTCAGCGTGTCGTATGACTGCCTAAACTTCTCCGCTTTGTCGTTGTAGCCAAATTCTGCCTTGCAGTAAAGCGTTACCGCCCTTATAATCAGTGCGTCGCCCTCGTCTATGGCTTTTACCCCGTCATTTGCAAGGTCAGCTTTGCAGGCGGCTATACAGTCCTCTATTTCTGCCGTTATTTTCTCGCTGGTGCTGCTGATACGCAGCGCCGCCCGCATTTTCTCTGTTAATGTTGTGGCATCTGCCGCCATGCGCTGCACCCTCTTTCTGGTTATCCCACAATCTCTGCCACGCCTGCTGCCACCAGCTCTGCCGCACGTTCCCCGCTTACGCTGTAAGCCTCTCCTGCGTCCTTAATCTGGTTAAGCTGCTTGTCTAAAAACCTTGTGACGGCTTTTACCTTTACCATCCCTGCCGCCTTTCCTGCCTCTTCCTGCGGCTTTTTGGCATCTTTGGTATTTTCCTCTGCTGCGCCCTCTTCCGTCGTTTCCTGCCCCGTCTGCGGCTCTCCTGCGGTGTCCTCTGCCTCTTCCACTGTCTGCCCGCCTGCTGCCCGTTCCTCTTCCTGCCGTGCCGCCTCTTCCTCAAAAAGCGCCTTTTCCTCTTCTGTAAGCTCTCCCTCTGGTACGTCCACCTCTACTGCTGCAATTCTGGCTATAATATCCTCTGCCTTTCCAGCAGCGCTTACGCCCATATCCTTTGCCAAAGCCTGCAAGCTCTTATAATCCATGCTTTTCAGCTGCTCTGCGTCTAAATGTCCTTTCATGCCCTTTACCTCATTTCTGGCAGCCAGCGCAGGCACGCCAGCTGCCGTATTTTTATTACACTGCCTTGATTGCCTTTTTGATAAGAATAATGCCGTTTGTGTCTGCCGCCTTGCCGTCCACCACCATTAAGCACTTATTCTTAATCTTGTTGTTGTCGTGGTCAGTCCACTTTGTTACCTGCATTTCCATGTTGGTGTTAATCACATAGTCGGACAGTTTCATAAACACTGCGAACACGTCGCCCACTGTTGCGTCGTCCCAGCTCGGTAAAATCTCGTCCTCTACCGTTTCCACCGTCTTACCCATAAAGCGGTAGCTTTCCTCTCCGTTGATGCCGTAGTTCGTGCGTCCTATCGGCTGCCCGTTCTTATCTTCCATGCCGTCAATGCCAACGTCAAAAGTGGACTGGTTCATAATAAAGCTGCCGTTTCTGTAGGCTTTCTTAATCTTGCCCTTTACCTTGTGCCAGCCTTTCCAGCTTGCGTATTCCTCTTCTGTCAGCTCCACCACTGCCAGCACTCTTGTATCTTTCAGAACGCCCAGCGGCTGCCCCTCGCCCGTGCCGTTGAAAATGGCAATCTCAATAGCCTTAACCATTGCCTCTGTCGCCATAGGGATAAATAAATCCGTGAACATTTTCAGCGTAACCACGTTTGCTAAGATGCTCTGGGAAATCTTGCACTCTAAGCCGTAGTAGTTGAATGTCACGGAATTTTTGGCGCTGGCTTTCTGGTCGTCGCTGGTCTTTTCCTCTGTAATCCAGTGCGCCGTAGGCTTTAAGTCAGCGATAGGGATTGCTACACCGCCCTGCACATTGATTTTGCGCACCTGTGCATAGATACTGCCGTAGCTCTCCAACTTCTGAATGATTTCATTCATAATGGACGTAGGAATAACCGCCCCGCTGTCTGCCGTCGTGGTCGTTTCCGCATCCCTAAACTCTGCGGGGATAGCCGCACCCCTGCATACATAATTCATAAATGCTTTTCTGTATGCTACCGTGTCGTATCTGTCCTCTGGCTCTTTCGCCTGCGGCTGTGTCCCGCCTGCCCCTGCAAAGCTCCTAAGTAACGTGGGCTGCGTGCCGCCGCCCTCTCCCTCGTCGCCTACGGGTTCGCCTGCCGCAATTCTGGCAAGTAAGGCGCTGCGCCTTTCCGCTGCCGCCTGCAATGCCGCCCGCTCTTCCTGCAATGCCTCTACCTCTTTTTCCAGCGCCTCAATTTCTGCCGCCGTCAGTTCTGCTGCCCTTGTAGTAAGCTCCTGCTTAATCTGGGCTAACCTCGCCTCAATCTCTTTCAATCTCATTGTTTCTGCTCTCCTTTTCTTGTTTTGATTTTCCTATAGGCTTGCCATAATCTTTAGTAAGTTTATACGCCTCTGTAGCAACTCCTGCCGCTCCTGCTCATAACTCCTATGCGCAAAAGCACGGGCGCTTATTTCCGTATCGCCGTTTGCTGGTATGCTAACTGCGGATACGTCATAAACCTTTTTGATTTTTAATATTGTTCTGGTGTGCGTGGCTCTTTCGTAGCTTTCCTCTGCCACTGTAAAAGCCCATGACATTTTAGTTATCATGCCCGCCTCTATGTCTTGGTACAGCCCACGGGCTAAGTCTGTCCTGCCTAAATCAGCTGCTATCATAAGCCCCTTTGTGTCTGGCTCTAAGATAAGCGTTTTGTTTGACTGTCTGGCAAATACCCTGCCCTCATGGTCGTACTGCATGATAACGTCGCTCATGTCTGCGCCGTCCAGTGCGTGTGCGTCTATTCTTTCGTAGTATTTTGTGCCGTCCTCAAACTCATAAAGCAGATACGGCACGTTAAACGTAGTGGCGTAGCCCTCTACGTAAAAATCCGTCTGTATCCGCTTTTCGGCAGCCCCAGCGGTCAGCGGTGCTGCCAGCGTCCTATATTCCCGTTCTTTCTTAATCGGCATCTTTTACACCCTCTTTCTGCCCGCTGCCGTCCTGCGGCGGCTCTGTCTGTGTTTCCTGCGTCTGTCCGTCCCCTGCTGGCTCTCCCGCCTGCTGTCCCTTGCCACTCTCCTGCGGCATCTGCTGTATGATTATCTGCGGCTTTTCCTCTCCCTTACCCAGCTGGCTTACTTCCGTGTATTCCTTGCGGATATAATACTTGTCGCCGTCCTCAACGTGTGCCATGTTCCATATATCCATCACGCCGTTACGGTTCAATAATGCACGGTCAAAAAGCTGTGTGCTTACTTGCAGCTTTGTTGCGTTGCTGGCATATTGCAGGCGGTTAGCCGAAAACGTAATAGCGTTACCGCACGCCCTCTCCCTCTCGGTAAAGCTCATGTTTGTCATTACAAGCGATAGCTGTATTGCAAACTGTTCTATCTTTCCCTCATAGTAGGCGTTCCACGTTTCCTCATTGAATTTGTTTTGCAGAATATCCATGTTTGTACCAAAATGCGTACATACATTGTCTTGTATAAGCTGCATCTGCAAAGCGTTTGGCGTGTATGGCTTGCTTTCCACTTGCTTAAGCTCGCTGAATTTATTGTCGTAAATAATCATGCCACTGTCATTCTCTGCGCTTAAGTTTTCCTCTGTAAACCTCTGCCGCTCTTTTTTTATGTCCTCTGGCTTCAGCATATTTGCCACCTTTGCCAGAAAACGTATATTTGCAGAATTTTTGACGGCATTTATAATGCCCTCATTCTGCGTATGTATCAGCTGCATTGTTGGCTGTAGCGTGCTGTTGTCCTCTCCGAAAAGGTCGTCTTTATATTCAAAGTCTGTCAGTATCCCCACCTTTTCAAATTCAATAGCGCCATACTCGCCATTTGCAAAAAGATAGCGTAGATATATGCCGCCGTTTACTTCCCTTACCTCGCACCGTTCCGCTCGCAATGGATACCAGCCGCAAAGCGTCCCGTTCTCGTCCTCGATAGGCACAATAAAAGCGGTGTGTTCCACCGCTACATAGGTCGCCAGCCTTTTTATGAATTTTGTAGTATCCATGAAATAGTTAGGTTTGTACTGTAGCGTCTTTTCCAGCCGCTTTAATGCGCTGCCCTCTATCTCTGGCTTTAGCTTGCTGCAATGCGTTGCAAAGCTGTTTATTGCCGTTCTGGTTAAGTCCATTTCATATACGCCGCCGCTATAGCTGGTAAATGTAGGGCTGTACCCGTTAAGCATCTTGAAATAATTTCCCAGTGCTTTTAATTCTTTTTTGTGAAAAAGATAATCTAAGAATTTGATACCGTCCACTCTCCTTTCTATGCGGCGTTTTTAAGCAGCTCGCCGCACTCTTCCCAGTATTTCTGCCGTACCGTCATAGCGTCTATGACGGATACAAAGCCGTCGATATGCGCCCGCTGCTCTATCTTTATCGGTCTGAATTTCCTTGTTTCCATGTTGTGCTTAAGCGCAACATTCAAGAAATGTGTCTTTAGTAAATTGTTGTCTGCAATCTTAAAATTGCCGTCTTTTATGATGCCCTCAAATTCCCGTATGACTGGCGTTAAGTTCTCCCCTTGATGCACGTCGTCTGTCTGGAATCCGTAGTCTTTCAATTCCTCAATCAAATATTTTGCCATGTATCGGTCATACCCTATTTTGAGTATGTAAATGCCGTATTTCTCCACCAGCCCCGTAAACCATGCGTATACGTCGTGGTAGTCTACGTAGTTGTCGCCGCTTAAGGTTATCAGCCCCTTTTTAACAAAAATGTCATACGGCACGCCGTCCGTAGCCTGCAAGGTTTCCACCCTGCCCCGTGGCATAAAGAATTGAGTGAACGCATAAAGCACGCCGTCCCTTTCAATTACCACGCTGGCTGCGGTCAAGTCCGTTGTCTGGCTTAAGTCTATGCCGCCCACGGCGTAGCAGTCCCTAAAGTCCTCTAAGGTCTTTTCAATGCCTGCGCCGTCCACCGTCGCATATTCCAGCCACGCTATAGAGCTGTTCTGCTTGATATTGCAGTATTTTGTTAAAAACTCTGCCCGCTTGCTTAAGCTGTTTTCTGCTACCGCTATCTCGTCCATGAAAAAGCTCTCTGGTACAGATACACCCATGTTAGGGTTAGCTTTCTTAAGCTCTTCTATATCGTTCCACTTTTCCACGTCGTCTATCATGTATAAGAACGGCAAAAGCCGCCTTTCCTTGCTGTTGCCCTTTAAAAAGCTGGTGCTGCGTTTCATCAGCTCATCATAAATACTGTCGTTTATGTAGCCTGCGGTACTGATAGACAGAATCATAGGCTGGCGGCGTGCGCCTAAAGCAGACTTCATAACCTCATACTGCTTTAGTCCTGCGTCGCCGCTCCATGCCGCCATTTCGTCACATACTACCAGCTGCGGGTTAAAGCCGTCAGACTTCTTGGCGTTAAATGCGATAGGCTTTACAAAGCTGTTTGTTTCCTCGTAGTAAATATCGCTGCGCCGCTTTTTCGCCAGCTCGTTTAGCTCGTCCTCTGCCTGCACCATTTTATAAAATCCGTCATATACAAGCGTCGCTTGGTCTAACTTTGGCGCTAAGCAATAGATTTCCTGCCCGTACTCTGGCTCTAGGTATACCATGTATGCAATAATCGCAGACGCAAACAAAGATTTTCCATTTTTTCTGCCGATTACTATAAAAATCTCACGGAAAATGCGTGTTTTTTCTGCGTCCTGTATGCCAAAAATGATAGAAACTATGGCTTTCTGCCATAGCTCCAACTTGATTAAATCATTGCGCCCCTTGCTGTGGTGGCAAAAGTTCTCTATGAATTTTATAGCCTTGTTTGCCGCCTTTGCATTGAAAAAATACTCCTGCTTTTCCAGCCCGTCCACAATGATTTTATAGATTGCCTTTATCCATTTTCCCGCTACAATTTCGCCGCTTGTAATCTTAGCGTGGTACTCATAGATATAGTTTCTGTACGGCATCTGCGCTTACTCTTCCCGCAGCGCCTCTAGCCTGCTTTTCTTCCGTTTCGCAGCTGGTACTAAATCGGTCAGCTGCTTAATGACTGCTGCATAATTCTTGCTTAGCGCTATGTACGTGTCTGCCTCTGGGCTTTTCTTTGTCCCGTACTGGTTCTCGCCGTTCTTATACTCGCTCGTCCATCCGTCCTGCTCTATGGTTTCCTGCAAGTCGTCCAGCTCCACGCCCATAAATGCAGCCTTTTCTATCAGCGGCGTTACTAAGTTTTTCTTATTCTCGTCTAAGTCCTTGAAAATCTTCTTAAGCCTGCTCTTCTCGGACTTGATACGCTGTTCTTTTGTCTTTTCTGTCTTTGTCGCCATTCCTTTTACCCCGCTTTCCTCTCCTGCGCCCCACCACACCCCCTACACCACGTATGCGCACGCCCGTAGGGTAATTTTAGGG